CTTTTTGCCTTTTCGCAAATGCATTTAGATAAACCAATGACTCAGGCTCAAGCTAATCAAGACATGATAAATAGATATACTGAAAGTCAGCTTTTATTTGGAAAACCTACAGTAGCTTCTGCTGTAAATAGGTTAACTACTTTACCTGCTGGAGGAAAAGTAGAGAAGCCTAAAACAGTGTATCAAGAACCCTCCTCATTCAATTGGAAAGACCCTTTTGGTTTTTCAATTAAGTAATACAACGAAAGACTGATAAATGGCAACTAAACCAGAAATGCCTGAATGGGAAGAACCCTCAGACAGCGACAAGGAACTAACCGAATGGGTGGTCTCACACACTGACCGTTGGCGTGACTATCGTGATACCAACTTCATGTCTGATTGGGAGGAATACGAGCGTATCTTCCGTGGTCAATGGGCTGCTGAAGACAAGACACGAGACAGCGAGCGTAGCCGTATCATCTCCCCTGCAACACAGCAAGCCGTTGAAACACGCCATGCTGAAATTGTAGAAGCCATCTTCGGTCAAGGAGAGTTCTTTGACATTCAGGACGACCTGAAGGATGTGGACGGTAATCCAATGGATGTAGAGGCTCTGAAGGCTCTCCTGATGGAAGACTTCAAGCGGGACAAGATTAAGAAAAGCATTGACCACATCGAGTTGATGGCAGAGATTTATGGTACAGGTATTGGTGAAATTGTCATTAAAGAGACAAAACAGCTAAAGCCTTCCACTCAGCCCATCCCCGGTGCTCAAGGAACTGCTGCTATTGGTGTTATGGAAGGAACACGCATGAGCGTGGCTCTGAAGCCAGTAAACCCCAAGAACTTCCTTATCGACCCTAACGCTGAAACCATTGAAGATGCAATGGGCTGTGCAATTGAGAAATATGTCTCTATTCACAAGATTGTCGAAGGCATGGAAAAAGGTATCTACCGTAAGGTGGACATTGGAACCACCTATGACGACACAGAGCTAGAGCCAACACAAGAGATGGTTCAGTTTCAGGACGATAAAGTAAAGGTGCTCACCTATTACGGCCTTGTCCCTAAAGAATATTTGATGCAGCTAGAAGAAGGCGAAGCAGAGGTAGTGGACTTGTTCCCCGAAGACTCTCTAGCTGACGACTACTCGGAGCTTGTAGAAGCCATCATCGTCATTGCTAATGACTCCTTGCTCCTGAAGGCTGAGGAAAACCCTTACATGATGAAGGATAGGCCGCTAGTAGCTTATCAAGACGATACAGTGCCGGGACGCTTCTATGGGCGTGGAACGGTTGAAAAAGCCTACAATATGCAGAAGGCTATTGATGGGCAGCTTCGTGCTCATATGGACTCTGTAGCCCTTACAACAGCCCCTATGATGGGTATGGATGCTACACGGCTACCACGAGGTGCTAAGTTTGAAATTAAGCCCGGTAAGAGCTTCCTGACAAACGGCCCTCCTGCTGACATCTTGTTCCCATTCCACTTCGGTCAAAGCACACAGGATGCTCCAGCAGCAGCCCAGAACTTTGAGAGAATGTTGCTCCAAGCGACAGGAACAGTGGATAGTGCAGGTCTTCCCTCCAATGTGCCACGAGAAGGCGGCTCTCAGGGAATGTCGATGGCGATGGCTGGAATCATCAAGAAGTACAAGCGTACCTTGGTGAACTTCCAAGAAGACTTTATGATGCCTTTCATCTATAAAGCTGCCTACCGCTATATGCAGTTTGACCCAGAGCGTTATCCGTCAGTTGATGTCACATTCATTCCAACTGCCACCCTTGGCATCTTGGCTCGTGAGTTTGAACAGCAGCAGATGATTGGTCTCTTGCAAACGCTTGGCCCTAACACTCCTGTCCTCCCTGTCTTGCTTAAAGGCATCCTTGCTAACAGCAGCTTGTCCAACCGTGCAGAGCTTATGTCTACGCTTGCACAGATGAGTCAGCCTGACCCTAATGCAGCCCAAGCAGCACAACAGCAACAAGAGGCAGCAGCAGCCCTTGCAGCAGCTCAAACAGCTGACCTACAAGCAAGCGCAGCGTCTAAAGCAGCCGATGCTCAGAAGACACAGATGGAGACACAACTCCTCCCTGTTGAACAACGAGTGAAGATGGTAACAGCAGCTGCTACAAACCTCGACAACGGAGGAGACTTTGAGAAGCGTCTGAAACTAGCTGACATGATGCTGAAAGAGAAACAAGTGAATTTAAAAGAAGCTGACATTCGCTCTAACGAACGAATTGCACAGCTACAAATGATTAAAAAATAACAGAAAGGACGCTCCTACATGGACAAAGCGTTACAAACATATTACGAAGAAACATTCTCAATGATGGCTACCGAAGGGTGGAAAGCACTCATTGAGGACTTTGAAAAGATTAAAACCTCTATCAATGACATCTACACGGTGAAGGACGAACAACAATTGAAGTTTCGCCAAGGCCAGTTGGACATCATTGATTTAGTTTTAAACCGTAAGGCGATGTGTGAAGAAGTGTATGAGGACATTGTAAATGAAACGAATATTTGAATTTCTTTGCGACAACTCACACATCACTGAACGGTATGTAGATGAAGCCATCCGAACTGACAGGTGTTCTACCTGCGGCAAGGATGCTTTACGGATTGTTTCTAAGCCCCGCATTGCCCTTGAAGGCATTACAGGAGCTTTCCCCGGAGCAGCAGATGCTTGGGTAAGAAAGCGAGCAGAGAAACTTAAACAAGAACAGAAGACAGCCGCTGAATAGGCACAAGCTGGATTCATATTTAAATGTCCTAAAACCCTAGTGGGCAGGATGAAAGGTATACATGGCACTGATTGAACAAGAAGAACTGTCTAATGAACAGTTTGATGATATTACGAAAACTGACTCTCAGAATGTAGAGGAAGTAGTAGCTGAAAAGCCCCGGATTCCCGATAAATATTCGGGCAAGAGTTTGGAGGACATTGTGACGATGCACCAAGAGGCTGAAAAGCTAATTGGGCGACAGGCACAAGAAGTAGGTGAGGTTCGTAAACTCGCAGATGAACTCATTAAACAACAACTCGCTCCTAAGCAACAAGACTCTGTACAAGAAAACGAATACGACTTCTTTGAAGACCCCCAGAAGGCTGTTCGGAATGCAGTAGATAAACACCCCGATGTGCTTGCAGCTAAACACGCAGCACAAGAAATGCGAAATATGCGTACTCAGGAAATGCTTAACAAAAAGCACCCTGACATGGCAGAAGTAGTAAAAGACGGAGAGTTTATTGAGTGGGTTAAGGCTTCGCCTGTGCGCTTAAATTTATATGCACAAGCGGACGCTCAATATGACCTGCAAGCTGCTGACGAGCTTCTTTCAACATTCAAACAGATTCGCTCTGTAAAGAGCCAACAAACTCGTGCTGATGGACAACAAGTCCTAAAACAGAACTTGAGAGCAGTTGGTGTAGACACAGGCGGTTCTGGAGAAACTTCACAGAAAGTGTATAGACGTGCTGACCTCATTCGGCTACGCATGACTGACCCTCGACGGTATGAAGCCTTGTCGGAAGACATCCTAGCTGCATATAACGAAAACAGGGTTAAATAGTCGCCTACGGCTCCTGCCATAGGGGATAACATTAATTTTAAGGAAATTTAAATATGGCTCTCGGTACTGCTCACGTCACTAAGACGACTGCTGCAACCTTCATCCCCGCAATTTGGTCGGATGAAATCGTTGCTGCTTACCAGAAGAATCTGGTTCTCGCTAACCTCATCAAAAAGATGAGCTTCAAAGGCAAGAAAGGTGACTCCGTTCACATTCCTGCTCCCACTCGTGGTTCTGCTTCTGCTAAAGCTGCTTCTACTCAGGTCACCCTGATTGCTGCAACTGAGAGCGAAGTTGTTGTCACTATCGACAAGCACTATGAATATAGCCGCTTGATTGAAGACATTGTGGAAACACAAGCATTGTCTTCGCTCCGTGCTTTCTACACTGAAGATGCTGGCTATGCCTTGGCTCGTCAAGTAGATAGCGATTTGGTTGCTTTGGGCCGTGGTGTTCAAGGCGGTGGCGGTACTACTGCGTACTCCGGTGCTTTCTCCGGTGCTGACGGTACAACTGCTTATGTTGCTGCTGCTAACACTGGCTTGGGTGCTCTCACTGATGCTGCTATCCGCCGTAGTATTCAACGTCTCGATGACGCTGATGTTCCTATGGATGGTCGCTTCCTCATTGTTCCTCCTTCCAGCCGTAACACCATGATGGGTATTGCTCGCTTTACTGAACAAGCCTTCGTTGGTGAGTCCGGTTCTAGCAATGTCATCCGTAACGGTGAAGTTGGTAATGTTTATGGCGTTCCTGTGTTCGTCACTAACAATGCTGATACCACTTCCGGTTCCACTGCTTGCCGTGTAGCATTGATGGGTCATAAAGACTTCGCTGTGCTTGCAGAGCAAATGGGCATCCGTTCACAGACTCAGTACAAACAAGAATACCTCGGTACTCTGTTCACTGCTGATACCTTGTACGGTGTTAAAGAGTTGCGTGATGGCGCAGCTGTTGCATTGGCTGTTCCAGCCTAAGTGACAAGAGGGGAGAGTCTCAAAAGGACTCTCTCCTTTTTAGAGGGCTTTTATTAAGAGCGTTCCATAAAGGAGAACCTATGAAATTTAAATGTGTACACACCGGACAAGTTTACGAATATACAGTTGAACAAGACATTAAATCAATGTTAAACCATGCTGAATATGTTGCTGTTGAAGAACCTGTACAAGAAGTTGTACAACAGCCTGTGAAAACAAAGAAGAAGGAAACAGAATGACAATCTATCGTGGTGTCGGTGGTGGAGGAGATGCCACATCAGATATTGAGGTGAGCACCATTGCTGCTTACACAGCAGCGGCTACCGTTCAAGCAGGGCTTGCAGCTACATCAGCTACAGCTGCTGCTACTAGTGCCACAAGTGCTGCTGCTAGTGCTTCATCTGCTTTGGGATATGTTTCTAGCACATCGACTAATGCAACCAATGCTGCTTCTTCAGCTACAGCAGCTTTAGCAAGTCAAAACGCTGCTGCTGCTAGTGCTACAACAGCATCTAATGCTGCAACCTCTGCCACATCTTCAGCTTCTACTGCTTCTTCTGCTTCTAGCAGCGCAACAACCAGTGCCTCCAATGCCTCTACAAGCGCATCAGGAGCGTCTACAAGCGCAACCAATGCTTCTAACAGCGCTTCTGCTGCCAGTGGCTCTGCAACCTCTGCATCGTCCTCTGCTGCGTCCGCAAGCAGTTCGGCTACCTCTGCCTCAACCAGTGCGTCAGCGGCCTCTACAAGTGCCTCTAATGCCTCCACAAGCGCATCAGGAGCGTCTACAAGTGCTTCTAACGCAGCGACATCAGCTACAAGTGCTGCTAATAGCGCAACAACAGCTGCCGGATATGTTCCCTCATTAACAGGCAACTCAGGCAAGTTTCTAACCACTGACGGAACAGCAACCTCTTGGAGCGCAGTGGCTGCTTCAGGACTATCAGGAACTGTGGCTGTAGCCAACGGTGGAACAGGAACAGCAACCCCTAGCATTGTAGCTGGAACAGGCATTGCAGTGACAGGAACATGGCCCAATCAAACCATTGCCTCTAGCGGCTCTAGTTTGCCTTCTCAAACAGGGAATAGCGGTAAGTTTTTAAAGACAGATGGCACTGATGCTTCTTGGAACCTTTTACCAAGTGTACTCAGTGTACTCAATAGAGCAGCTGCTTCAGTGAGTGTTTCTGTAGGAAATGGTTTACTAGCAGTGCTAAATCGCTCAGGCTCTACAATTAATGTCGCAGTAAGTTAAGGAAAAACATGACAAATAGATATTCTCTAGTTCTTAATGGAACAACAATTCAAGAGCTGCAATCCGGTGATGCTTTAGCTGGTTTGGTTATCGGCACAGATGTACAGGCATATGATGTTGATACAGCTAAGACAGATGTGGCGCAGAGCTTTACAGCAGCACAGCGTGGTTCTGTGTCTACCCTAACTGATGGCGCAACCATCACTCCTGACTTTGCTGTAGCTAACAACTTCTCTGTTACTCTAGGTGGCAACCGCACATTGGCAAACCCAACAAACCTGACAACAGGTCAAAGCGGTGTTA